GGAGGGATTCACGATCTCTGAGGTTCAGCGGCTGATGCGCCATTCGCGGTTGGAGACGACCGCGATCTATCTCGACGTCAGGGATGTGGATTTGCGAGCGAAGGTGAGGGCCCGCCGATGAGTTACTGCGGTTCCGTAGTTTGCCCGACTATCCGCCGCGCTTCAAAGGTCCGAGAATCAGACCAATAGGAACTGGAGGGCACAACCTTGACGGGAATCGCGGCACTGGACGCCACCTACGAGATCACGGACGATGACCTCAGCCTTGTCATGCACGACATCGAGATCCGGTTGCGTGCCCGGGCGGACGAGAAGGTCAAAAACGCGCTGCGGATCGGGTATCTGCGGCTGGCCGGCCACACGCCAGCCGAAAGTCGTTGCATCCTCGGATTGACCACGGAGCGATATGACCGGGCGGTGGAGTGGCTCGGCTCAGCCATTGCTTCCGGTGCAGCAGATTGATCGTCGCCCGTCCGCTACTCGCTGATGTGGGGATGCTGGCCACCAAGATCGCGCTCCATGACGTCCGGGACGTCGACGGGTTCGTCAACGACGCGATCCGGACCGCCGGCAAGCGCGCAAGCCTGATCCTCCGCGTAGACGAGCGAGAAGAGCTCGAGGCGGAGGGTCTGCGGTTGATCTACGAGCTGGCGGTCAGTTGGGGTGGCGGCGGCTCGTTTAGCGGGTACGCCAGCCGATATCTCCCGGACAGGCTGATCTCCGCGATGCACAAGATGCGCGGCGATGTTCGCCGGGAGCGGCTCGGCGCGCGGTGGTGGGAGTCGCGTCAGGTCCAGAGCTTGGACCAGCTGCTCGCCGCAGCCTGACCGATTTCACGGCTTGAAATGTCCCGTCGGGGTGTCCCCTTGCCCGGGGGGAACTCAGGCGGCCGCGGTGTCGCGCGGCTCGAGGTCCCGGATCAGTGCTGTGGTACGGCGCGCCATAGATGCTGAGCTGGCTTGGATGTCGAGCAGCCACGCCTCGATGACCTTCAGGTCGCGAAGGATCGCGTCATCGGTCCGGAACGGAAGTGTGGTCTGCTGCTCAGCGAATGACCCGGGTTCCAAGGCTGCCTCCCAGCCGGAGTGTGGTCGCGTGCCCGACGATCGCGTGCTCGGTCAGACCGAACATGCTGGGGTTATCCCGAACGGTCTTGATGGCGGTCTCGCCATCGGGCGCCCAGATCGTGAGGTTGCCGGTACGGATCGCCCCGGCAACACGGCACGCCCAGTAGAGCTCGAACAGGCTCATCGCGACGACGCTCGGGCTCTCGATGAGTGCCATAGGTGCGCCTCCCTCCATCTCAGAAGGACTGAGCATCAGACCAAAAGATACCGGTGCGTCGGACGGAAGTACGACAACGATCGAATCGACTGACCCCATGGGGCGCAGTCGTGGTCCTGGACCTCATGGAGGACCCGTCCGCTACTCGGAGGCGTGGGTGACCATCGCCTGTCGGAAGAGCCCCCTGACCCAGCATGGGTGCAGGCTGAGGCTGACCGCCGTCGCACCCAGTTTGAGAAGCGAAAGCGCGGGTTCGATTCGGAGCGTCGGCAGCGTCGCGCTGGACTAACGCTGCTCGAGCTGCACCGGCACGCGGTTGAACGGGAGATTCGCCTTTCGACGGTCGCGGCCGCGAATCCTGAGGCGGGTCGTGGTGGCGGGTCGGACGGCAGCGTGAACCGGCTTGGCGCGCCGGCCGGTCAGATCCTGATCGGTAGTCAGCAGTTGATGGAGGACGACCCAAGGTATGAGGAGCATCTGCGGGTCATTCGTTCCCGGCTTGAGGGCTGGCACGAGCTTCTGGATGAGGCTGAGGGTTTGGGTGCGACGGCGGTCAAGACGATGCTGTCGGAGGAGAAGGACCGCGAGATCTTGACGAAGGGCCGTGGCTTGTCTGCCCAGGCTGTCGTGGATCTGTTGGGCCGGGATATCACCGGCAGTCCGGAGACGGTTCGCAGGGTCCGCCGGAAGAACGGATGCTCCGCGAAGGATGGCGAGTTGCTGCCGGATCCGCCGGCCCGGTCGGGGAATGTGCGACGGGTCGTGATCGACGAACGAATGAGTTGAACGGGTGAGTTTGACCACCATCCCTACCCTGTTGGTCGCTGGGCGCACTGCGTCCGCATCCTCGCCGGAACGCCATTTGAGCACTTCGCCCGCTTCCGGCCGGCCGTGGCAGCTTGACGATCGTGACTGGCTCGCGCGTCGCTACCAGCAGGCTGGCGACAACGCGATAGCGACAGAACTCCGGGTGTCCCCGGGCAGCGTGATCCGGGCGCGTAGGCGTCACGGGATCACGTCGCAGCCTGCAGGGCGCCGGCGAGGCGAACCGGCTATGCGCCCAGTGCATAGCTCGGCTGAGCTGATCTGTGACCGGATCAGTGAGGAGTCTCGCCCCGACGGCCCGGCATCCTCGTTGACGCTCGTCGCTGGTCGTGTTCGCGCTGTGCATGACGCGAACAGTGCTGGCGATCGTCCGGCGTTGAAGGACGCGTTGATCGGTTTGGCGTCGGCGTGCGGACTCGTGCTGAACCACTTGGACAGGCTGGAGGCCGCATGACTTCTCGCACCAAAAACGATCGTCACGGCGAATTCGTTGCGCTTCTCGGTGATCGGCTGATCGGCCGCTACACCGACGGCGGAGCAGGACCCACCCGAAACAAGGTGAAGCACGCGGCCAGCAAGGTCGCGCGTCGTCGTCAGAAGGCATCAATCGCAGCGCGGTCGGCTCACGCCGAGCAGCGCAGGGCGATGATCGTGCTGGCTCGCGCGGAGGCTGCATGAACCCTTCGCAGTTGATCCCGACCGGCCCTCTTCGCTGTCGCATCGGCTGGCTGATCAGCGCCACCGGCGTCGCCCTGGAAGCGGTCGCGATGATGTTCCAGCTGTACACGCTCGGTCTGCTCGCGTGCATCCCGATCGCTGGCGGGTTCGCCATCCATGTCGCTATCGAAGAGTGGGACAAGAGGCGCACATGAGCGTCCTGCACCTGGAGATCGGCAACGGACGGCCAGGCCCGCGACTGTACGTCAGGGGACGCCGGTGGCATCACGGCCGATTCGGAGCGTTCCTGACTTGCCTCGGCGCGGTCCTGATGCTCCACGACCGTCACGACTGGCCATGGCCCACGCTGGAACGCTGATGCTGTTCCTCGTCGGTGTCGACCCCGGCTCAACCGAATGGGATGCGCTCCCGTTCTGCGACGAGCCGTACATGGAAATCGAAGCGACTCGCGAGCTCGCCGAATACCTGCTGTTCGGAGCTGCGTTCCAGGCATGGTCCGGCGGCGGCGAGTGTTTCGTAAACGTCCCCGACGAACTGGTCGAGGCATGAGCGTCCCCGCTGAATGCGCGACCCCCGGCTGCACCAACACCGGGGGTCGAGGGACCTTCCACAGATTCTGTCGTCGGTGCGCGAGCCGGCTGGCCGCGATCAGGGAGGATCTCGAAACCAGCCCCACCGCCCGCGAATATCGCATTTACGGGACGCGATACATGCTCGGCGACGGCCAGCGAGACGACAGCTAGGAGACCTACGGTGAGCTGTCGCCCCCGCCTGCGGTTCCGGTTGCGAACCACACCTTCTGATGCCCTTCGGTTCGCACCCCGACCGATCCGGCGTCGACCAGGTCATCCAACCGCTTCGCGATCGTTTGACGGCTCGTATGGAACCGGGTGGCGAGCTGCGACTGGTTCATCGGCCCTGACTGCAACGCCGTCAGGATCTTCTCGATCGACGCCGCACCACCCGCGCGACCATTCCCGCCGCCCGGACGACCGCGCCGACCAGCTGGCTGGCGCAGCGTTCCCGCCGGCAACTGCCCCGTCAACATCGCTGTCGCCGGACCCGTGTCCACCCCGTACGTCTTGGCGGTCTGAAACAGCGTTTTGCCGTCCTTCGCCCACGCGTCGATCGCGTGTTCGATGCTGCTGCGCACTTCAGCGACTGCATCCATCAGCATTCCTCCTTACAGGGGAGCCTGTGACATTGGGGCGCATGTTGTCACATCGACCGGAGCGTGACCACCGATGTCACTGACGTTCCCCACCACCCACGTGCCGAGTAGGAACTGGCCGGCACGCCCAGGCGAGCCGACACGCGCCCGCCACTGCCGCTGCATCGAAGGCTCACTCGTCGACAAACGCGACGACCCTGACCAATGCACCCGGTGCGGCCACTACACCAACCCGGCGATCAGCGCCACATGGGCCAACCGCGCCGCTGAGATCGCCGCGAACCGGCGACCCCGCCGCAAAGCCGCATGACGGCTTGTCCACTCACCCGCACCGAACTGACCGTCCTCACCCACCTCGCCAACGGCCTGACGTACAAGCAGATCGCCGCTAAACAACGCCGGCAGGTCAGCACCATCCGGACCGAGCTGCACAACATCTACGTCAAGACGGGCACTACCGACCGGGCACAAGTCGTCATTCACGCCTACTGCGAAGGATGGCTCGAACTCCCGATAAGCGGCCGATCCCGTGAGGAACGGTTGCTGTCGCGCGTCGCTGTTCTGCTGGACCAGGTGTCAGACCTGATCGAGAACCGTCGCCCCCTTGGTCCCGAGCAGCAACGCTATCTCCGACTGTTCGACCGATGGCTGCAAACCGACACGCGACCCGCAAGCGATGCATTGCGAGCCCGGATGATCGACCAGCTGCACGTGCTGCTCGAGGAAGCCGGGATCGATCCCACCCACGTTCCCCGGCACAACGACAGGCAGGCCGCGTGAACGACCGCTGGCGCGCCGCGAAGACAGAAAGAACCCGATGACTTGGCTGCGAGCACTGATCAAACAAACCGGCGTGCACGCCTACCCAGAGGACTACCAGTACCTCCTCACCCAGCCCGCTGACCCGCAGATCGGCGTGACCACCTCAGATGACGGCGGTGAATGGTGAGCACCATCCCGCCCGACCGCCGCTCCGCTGCCCGCCGAGCCAGCGACGCGAGCGTCAAATACACCGTCAAAGAGCTGTTGCAAAAGCTATCGGACGAACAGACCGCCGGATTCGCACGCATCGAAGTGTCGCTCGCCAGCAAAGCCGACAAAGCCGACGTCGCGAAACTCGAAGCGCGCCTCGACGAGCACGGCAAAGCGATCGACAAGCTCCAAGACTTCCAACACGAACTCGAAACCGCAGAACGAGTTCACGAATCGCACGTCACCCGATCATGGAGCAAACTGCAACGCGTCGCCGCCAGCGTGATGGCTGTCCTGACGCTCCTGGCGATGATCTTCGGTCCCGTACTAGCCGCCACCTTTGCTCCCCACTAACGAGGAGAACCTGGTGAGACAGCAGCCCTGCACCGTTCAGCAGGCCGTCGAACACGCCCACTGGTTCGCCCGATACGCCCTCGACCGGCTCGAGGACGGCCGCTATCACCCCGGCCTGCGTTCGCATCTGATCGCTGCTCGCGTCCAGCTGGATGCCGCAGCCGAACTCGCCCAGCCCGAGCCAGACCAGGAGGCCGGCGTCACGGCCTCCAACGACGCTTGGTGACGGCTGGCACCCTCAATGCCGAGCCGCCTCTGTCTAGAACCCGCTTGCCCAAATGCTGCCACTTACCGCGGCCGCTGCGACAACCACGCCCGCCAGCGCAACCGCGAGACACGCTCTCAGAATGCACGCCTATACAACTCCAAGCGTTGGAAGTTGACCAGGCGCACCAAACTGATGCAAACCCCGCTATGCGGATGCGGCCGGATCGCAACCGACGTTCATCACAAGCGGGATGTCGCCGCTGGCGGCGATCCATGGAGCTTCGACAACCTTGAATCCCTCTGCCACAGCTGCCACAGCCGCACAACACGCCGCAACCAGACATACGGCTAGCGAGACGGCATAGCAGCGGGACAGGGGAGGGTCAGGAGACGGCACTCCAAGCCGGCAAGACCGCCGGGGGGTCGTCTCGCATTCTGTACGCATCCAGGATCGGAGTACGAATGGCTCCCACGCCGAAACCGCCGGGTCAGCGTCGGCGCCGGAATCTCTCTCAACCCCAGTGGACGCAGCTGCCTGCTGATGGCCGGAAGGGTCGTGCGCCCGAGCTGCCGGATGCTGAGTGGTTGCCGTCGTCTCGGTTGTGGTGGTCGACGATCTGGTCCTCGCCGATGGCGACCGCTTGGCAGGACGCTGATATCGATTCGCTGATTCGCTTGGCGCGGCTGCGCGATGACTTCGCCCGCGGTGAGCTTCCCGTGTCGGCGTTGGGTGCGATGCAGCAGTTGGAGGATCGCTTCGGGCTGTCACCGAAGTCGCGGCGCGCGCTGCAGTGGGAGGTTGCGCGCGGTGAGGAGGATCCGTCGGCGATGCGGACCAAGCCGGCGCAGATCCGGACGTTGCGCGCCGTCGACGCCGGATAAAAGGATGCTGTGGCGTGGGCCGGAGTTGCCCGGCGAAGCTAAGCGTCGTAGCGACGGTGATGCGACCGGCACAACCGCATATAGCCGACGGCAGGTTCGCCCGTATAGAAGCGGTGACCCTTGCGACTTACTCGGGTCAGATCGGGCGGCGCGTCGTGCCGGAGTGCGATCTCAAGGAGCCCGCGGCAGGTGTGGTCAGTCATCGCGCATTCCTGCGGAAGCACCTTCCGAGCACGATTATGGACGGTGTTGTAGCTCGCATCCGTGCCGACCCAGACGGGGGAATCCGATGCGCGTTGCGCGATCGCCTTCCGCTTCGCTCGAAGCTCCATCGTCTGAACGCGGCCAGTCAGTGACGCACTGATCTTGGCGCGGGTTTCGGCGGTCCGCGGCTGGCTGAGGCTGGCGACTCGGGCGGCGACAGCTTTCTGGGTGCGCAATCCGTGACCAAAGGCGAACCGGACTGGATGGCCCTTGACGTAGCCGCGCTTCGTGTCGGTCTGCCGAGCAATGGGCGCTGGCTGACCGCAGCCGCATTCACAGAGGACAGCCATGCATCACATTATAACCGATTGTTGGGTCTGGAATGCCAGCGCTTTGCCGTGAGTGCAGCGGAAGCGACTGGGTCAACAACGCCTGTTCTCGTTGTAAGACCTTCCCGACGCTCGGCTATCAAGTGGTCGACTGGATCGAGTCGCGCTGCGCGATCCCGGACCGAGAGCTTGTCGGCGAGCCCTTCCTGCTGACGGACGAGCAGGCGCTGTTCTTCCTTCACTTCTACCGACTGGCTCCGGATACGGGCGCTTTCGTGTATCACCGCGGCGCCCAGTTGACGAGGCCCCAGAAATGGGGCAAGGGTCCGTTGGCGGCGGCGTGGGTGTGTGCCGAGGCGCAGGGCCCGGTGCTGTTTGACGGTTGGGACGCGAGCGGCGAGCCGGTCGGGAAGCCGTGGCCGACTCCATTAGTGCAGATCACGGCGGTGTCTGAGGATCAGACCGCGAACGTGTATTCGGCGCTTCTGCCGATGATCGAGCTCGGCGCGTTGCACGGCGAGATCGAGGACACGGGGATCGGGAGGATCAACCTTCCGGGCGGCGGTCGGATTGAGCCGGTTACCGCTTCGGGTCGAACGCGGCTGGGTCAGCGGTTGACCGCAGCGGTGCAGGATCAGACGGAGTCGTGGCTTCAGTCAAACGGCGGCCGGGTGCTGGCGGATAACCAGCGACGGAACATCGCGGGGATGGGCGGCCGGTGGTTGTCGACCCCGAATGCCTGGGATCCGACGGAGGATTCGGTGGCGCAGTACACCGCCGAGCATGAGCATGAGGGCGTCTATCACAACGATGTGGAGCCGCCCGAGGGTTTGTCGATCCGGAATAAGGCTGAGCGCCGGCGAGCGTTGAAGATCGCTTATGGGCATGCTGCGACGGGCACCCGGGACGGGAAACCGGGTGGTGTGCGTCCGTGGATCAATCTGGACAAGCTCGACGCGGAGATCTTGGCGCTGTTGCCGCGTGATCCCGCCCAGGGCGAACGCTGGTTCCTCAATCGCAAGCAGGCGGCGGAGGCTAAGGCGTTCAGCGGCACGCGGTGGGCCGAGCTGGCGAAACCAGAGTATTTCCCGGCGCGCGATTCGCTGATCGTGATCGGAGTAGACGGGGCCCGGTACGTCGACGCGCTGGCGATCATCGCGACAGAGGTCACAACCGGCTTTCAGTGGCCGATCGGGATCTGGGAACGCCCCCACGGCGCCCCCGAGAACTACGAGCACTCCTTCGCGGAGGTTGACGGCGCGGTTCAGGACGCTTTCGACCAGTTCAACGTGTGGCGCATGTACATCGACCCGCAGTACATCGACTATCTGGTCGAGATCTGGCATGGCCGCTGGGGAGAGAAACGCATCTTTGAATGGCCGACCAACCGGCCTCGTCAGGCATGTTGGATGGTCCGAAATTACACGGATGCGATCTCGAGCGGCGACATGTCCCACATCGGCGACGAGATGTTCACCAAGCACGTCAAGAACGCGGTGAGGCGCAAGCAGAACGTGTACGACGACGAGCACCGGCCGATGTACACGATCGCGAAGGATCGTCAGGACTCGCCGAACAAGATTGATGGTGCGATGGCCGCCGCGTTGTCGTGGGAGGCGCGGGGAGACGCTATCGCCGCTGATGCTCAGGGAACGCGCGTGTCGGTTTACGAGTCGCGGTTCGCGACGTCTTAGGAGAGCCGGATTTGCCCCGTTTATCGTTTCGTAAGAAGGCGATCACCGGTTCGCCGCAGCTCGTTGAGTCTCTGCAGGAGCGCACAGCCTCGATTTTCAGTGTTCGCGGTGGCGATAACCAGGCGAACGCCAGGGTCAAAGCCGCGTTCGCTCGCGCCCAGTCCGCCGGCTATGGCTGGATGTACGCGAACAGTCCGGCGGTCCGCTCTGTGGTGGACGTGATCGTCCGCAACGTGGCGCAACTCGATCTCCGGCTGTACGAGGAGATGGATGCGGTCACCCGGGAGATCCGCCCGGACCATCCAGCCGCCCTTTCGCTGCGGTTTCCGTCGCCGACCCAAACGCAGGATCAGTTTGTTCGCTGCATGGTGCAGGACTACCTCGTTTTCAACAATTCCTACGCCCTGAAGTTCCGCGATCCGGCTTCGCAGCAGATCATCCTCAAGCACATTCCCGCCCATCGGGTCGAGGTATTCGGAATGGGCCTGTTTGACCCGGACGGCTACCGGGTGTGGCGACTCGACGGGACCCCGGTCGATGTACCGGACCCGACCAACATGATGCACTGGCGCGGATACAACATCGAGGACCAGCGGATCGGCCTCTCGCCGCTCGAGACGCTCCGGAACGTCATCGCTGAGGACGCCGCGCTGCAGCAGGCGATCATCGAGCTGATGAAGGCCGGGTTGACGGGCCCTGGCTACGTGTTTCGGCCCGATACCGCCCCGGAGTGGTCAAACCAGGCGCGGAAGGGCTTCGAGGAGGATCTCGCAAACCGGATGAAGGTGTCCTCTCGCCGCTCGCCGGTGATGGAGGAGGGAATGGAGTGGCGGCCAATGGGCGTCAGTCCCCGTGACGCGCAGATGCTGGATGTTCGCAAGTGGGCGGTCGAGCAGGTCTGCGGGTTGTACGGGGTGCCTGTCGAGATGCTGGGCTTGGGTGTTGGGCGCGGCGCGAATCTTCCCGACGCACAGTCGGAGTTCTACGCCGACACGCTCCCGCCGGTCTGCCAGGGGTTCACGAACCAGCTTGGGCTCAGCATCCTTCAGCAGGAGTTCGGGCTGACGGACTACATGTTCGCGTTCGATCTCGACGCGAAGCACATGGGCGACAGTCGCCTCACCGCTCTGGTGTCAGCGACCGGCCGTCCGGTGCTGACGACCAATGAGGGCCGGGCGATGGTGAACAAGCCTCCGAAGGCCGGTGGCGACGAGCTGGTCACCCCGTTGAATGTGATCGTCGGGGAGAACCCGAAGCCGTCCCCGGCGACGATGCCGATCCAGAACCCGACCGGGCCGCCACAGGACGGCTCGCACCGCAACGGGGATGAGAACGGGCCGCCCCCGGACCTGCCGCGCGGCAGCAGTCGTGAGATCGAGCAGAAGGCCGACCCGTTGCACCCTCAACGCGCTGCGGACGTGAGCCGTCAGCGAGGGTATGTGCAGGAGGCAAAGCAGCTCCTGGAGCGCTACTACGGCCGCCAGCAACGCAGCCTTCAGAAAAAGAGCGCGTTCGACGCTGACCGGTGGAACCGCGAGTTGACCGATGACCTGCACTCGCTGCTGTCGTCGATAGTTCAGCGTGAGGGCCAGATTTACACCACGCGTCTCGCGGGCGGCACGTTTGACTCCGGTCAGGTGAAG